ACGCCTTGCGTACTGAAGATCGTTCTGAGCAACCAAATTCGCTCGGTCAGCTTCGAGCTGCATCAAATTGCCTCGCGCCGTGGACAGGCTGTCCTGCACGGCTTTATCCACTTCGTACTGCTGCTGGTATTCGCCACGCCTTTCAACAAGCTCAGGAATAAGCTGACGGCTCTGGACGAGGCTGGTTTCAAGCTCAATCAGCTTCGTGTTGGCCTCAGTCGCCAGCGTATCGGACACTTGCTGCTGACGTTCCTCGGTGACACGCCCAGCGTTCACGTCGTCCTGCGTGATCTGCCCGCCGCTGAGGTCAATAAGATTACCGTACAGCTCTTCAAGCTGCGCATTGTAGGCTTGAAGGTCTTCTGTCTTCAAGCTGCCGCCAGCAAACGAGAAGTTGAGCACGGCAGTCTTGTCGCCAATAGTCATCATGGCATCAGACAGTTCCTTGAGCTCGTCTATACTCAGGCCAGCTTCGTTCAACTCGGCGTTGATCTCAGCACGGCGATCTTCCAGCCGGTCATATTCGCCTGCGATTTCCTTGATCTGCGCCTCCGTCAGGCTCTGACCAGACAGCATAAGCGTGATAGCCGCTTCCTTCGTCTTCAAGGATTCGTATTCTTTGGACAAGCTCGCAATTTCCGCTTCGGTAAGCCCACCCTCAGCTATTTTCGCCTCAATTTCTACACTTCTGGATTTGACGCCTTCGAGTGCTTCCTTGTACTGCTTCACTTCAGCTTCAGACAAGGAAGAACCAGCGAGCGTCAACTCAATTTCTGCTTCGCGAGTGTAGATGCCGGACAGCTCTGTTGTGTAGCTTTCAATCTGGTCTTTCGTCAGGCTCGTTTCGGAGAGAATGACGCTGACTTCGGCTTTTTTGCCATCAATCGAACCCATGAGGCTCGAAGCAAGAGCAATACCAGCAGTCGTAAGCCCAAGCCCTTCGAGTTTTACGGAGAGCTTTTCTTCACGGCTCTTGATGATTTCAAGTTCACTCTCATAAGCCGCCGCTTCTTCCGCAGTCAACGTGCCGGAAGCAAGAGCTACCTTAATTTCTTCCTCGCGGCTCTGCAAAACAGCAAGCTGACCTGCATATGTCTGGATAGCTTCCGGAGTTACGCTGGACGCAGCAAGTTCGGCCTGAATCTCGACCTTTCGGCTTTTCAGCTTATCAAGTTCGGCCTGATATGCCGCTATGTCGGAAGGTGTAAGCGTTCCAGCGGCAAGGGCTGCTTCAAGTTCAACTTCGCGCCCATTGAGCTTATCCAGCTCAGATTGATAGGTGGTCACTTCTTCGGCGGTCAGCGTGCCAGAGGCAAGCTGCGCTTCGATGTAAGCCTTGCGGTCTTTGATTTCCTTTAGTTCCGTATTGTATGCGGCAATATCACTTTCCGTAAGCGAAGTATCAGACAGGCGAGCGGTCAGCCAAACTTCCCGGTTTTCAATTCCGGCCAGTTCTGCTTTCAACTGAGTGATTCTATCCTGATTCTCCGAATCGTAATTGGCGATCTTGAGTTTGACTTCCTTGATGTCCTGAATCGTGCCAACCGCATCATTCACACGCTTTGCGCTGGTTTCATAGGCGGTCGCCGCGTCCTGTACTTTGTCTCCTGCGTGCAGCAAATCCTGCTCATGGCGAGCCTGAGCATTCTTGTAGATTGCATATCCCGCCCCAAGTGCCACAAGCGCTGCCGCTGCCACCCATCCCCAAACAGGAATGGCAGCAAGGGCGGTTTTCAGGCCGCCGAGAATGACGCTGGCTTTGCCGATGCCGACAGCGGAAGCTGCTGCGGTCGTTCCGACTGTCTGCACAGCAGGGGCAGCAGCCGCTGCAGCAGATGTTACGCCGCCAAACGCGGCTTTGAGTTGGCCAAAGGTTTTCACTACGCTGAACGCACCAGTGCCAACCTTGAGTGCACCAAAACCAATCATTCCAGCCTTCATCAGGCCGGGCATTTTTCCAGCGAGATCGCCGAAGTCAAGCCCGCTCATGAACGCAGAAACAAATTCCTTTGCCATCTGTGCACCGGCTTTGGTGATGCCAGTGATGTTCATTCCCTCAAAGTCGATTTCTTCGCCTTTGAGTGCTGCAAACACGCCGGTCACAATGCCGTTGAGCAGTTCGCCCGCGCTTTTGCCGAACTTCGAGATGGCACCAAGCATGATTTCCTGACCGCCGCCATTCCACCAGTCATTGAACGGTTCTGCGATGATTTTATCCCACGCAACAAAGAACTTATCGGCGAATCCATCCGCATTCTGAAAATCAGCGCCGTTGAACACGCCCGAAAGAAATTCTTTGAGCTGCTTCGCTTTGGAGATGCCGCTGTCGATAAGCTGCTCAATCTTCTCCTGAATGGCGGGGATTTTCGTCGTTAGCCACTGTACGCCTTCACGCAGGTACGGATTCAGTTTGTCCATGATTTCGAGCTTGGCTGTTTCGAGCGCGCCGCCCATTTCCTCAAGGTCGCCAGCGAGGTTGTCGAGGCGCGTCTTTGCCATTTCGTCTGCCGCGCCTTTGGCGTTGTTCAGTTGTTCTGCGAAGCTCTCGTAGGTATCTGCGCCCTGATCGAGGATGCCAAGCCATGCGCTGGCGGCTTCCGTGCCGAACAACGTCTGCGCGGCCTCAAGGCGCTGGGATTCAGACAGGCCCGTGAACGACTTTTCGAGCATTCGCACGATGTCGCCGGTTTTCTTCATGTTTCCGTTTGCATCCGTAAAGGAAATGCCCAGCTCGGTCATGGTCTTCTGCATGTCCGTCGTGGGCTTCGACATACGCAGCAGAGAAGCACGAAGGGCCGTACCGGCTTGGCTACCCTTGATACCTGCGTTTGCCATCATGCCAGCCAAAGCAGACACCTCTTCGAGGCTCATGCCGAAGGTGTGCGCGATGGGTGCAGCGTACTTCATGGTTTCGCCCAGCATTTCTACGGTCGTGTTGGAAGATGTGGCTGCTTTGGCGAATACGTCTGCGGCCCGGCTGGCTTCATTCGCTTCCATGCCCATTGCGGTCATCACGTCGGAAACGATGTCTGCCGCCGCACCAAGGTCAGTTGCTCCGGCTGCGGCCAAGTCCAGCAGACCGGGCATAGCCGCAATAATCTCGTTCGTATCCCAACCAGCCATAGCGAGGTATTGCATACCCTCGGATGCTTCAGACGCGCTGAACGCAGTTGTCGCACCGAGGTCTTTTGCAGTTTGCTTTAGCTGAATAAATTCCTCGTTCGTTGCACCGGATAGAGACTTCACGGCACTCATGCCAGTCTCAAAATCGTTGTACGTTGTAACAAGGTCGCTTGCGCTCAAACCGACGCCAGCGACCGATAGTGCTATTGTGATTGGACTTGAAATCCAATTATACAGTTTTCTGAACGGTGCCGTGATGAAGTCCTTCATTCGCACAGCAACGCTCCAAGTTCTGGATACCAAATTCTTCGCGCTGTTCCAGATGTTCTTCAGGATAGGAGACGCCTTGTCCAGCGCCTCCATGATGAGCTTGAATTTTTCCTTGAACATGCCACGAAGCGTCTGATTGGTTCTTTCGACACGCTGCGTAAATCTGTCCGCACCGGTGGAAGCAGAATTAAAAGCGGAGCCGGAGCGTTCTCCGGCTTCCGCTGCCGCCGAAGCGGTTTCTTCGTATGCTTCGCCAACTCCGCTGACGGAATCTTCAAGTCTGGTGTTCGCACTTTCGGCCTCGGAAGCTGCCGCCGTCTGATCGGAACCGGCATCAGAAGCAGCGCTGCCTACGTCGTCATAGGAATCGGCAACATCAGCATTTGCGCTTTCGACCCTTTGAAGGGAACTGGCTGTGCTGGCGGCTGCGCGGTCGATAGCATCGAAGGCTTCCGTGGCGGCAGTTCTATTCTGCTTCATCCCGTTGATGATTTTCTGCAAGGCAGTTTCGAGCCGCTGCAATGCTGCGGCATCTGTTTTGTCAATCGCTTCAACCGGGATTTCGATTCTGAATATCTGCTCCACGTTTTATCGCCTCCTTTGTTTGGCGGATGCTGCTTGCCGACGCCGTTCTTCCGCCGCTGCCGCCGCTTGCTGTTCAGCCTCAAGCTGGACTTCCATGCTCTTGAGCATGAAGGTGCGAACAAAACGCGGCTTGCTCATCACTTCATCAGGGGTCAATCCCGTCCGCTGAAAGATGTGATGGAGCAGCCGCGCTTTTCCGCCAGCTATAATCAGTTTTTTACGGTGTCGTTGTAGTTGTCGTCGCTTTCGTCGTCGTAGCCGGAAAGCTGCTCGATCTGATCGACGATGGCCTGCTTCTTACCAGCGTAAGGAATCAGGTGATCGACCATATCCGTACCGGTGACAGCGTTCACGGCCTTCCACAGGGTCTTGTTGTCCCACAGCTTGGCCTTGTCCTCATCCACGGTAGCGGTATAAATCAGGCTGGAATGGTAGCCGGTCGTGTCGGTGCTTTCCGGCAGACGCATACCGCCCAGCCTGCGATTCTTCTGGTACTTGGTGTTGCGTTCACGGCACTTATCCCATTCGCGCTCGCTCAGGGGACGAATCCGGAAACGGAAAGCGATGCCGTTGAAGGACACTTCGATGGTCTTCGTATCGCTGCTCACACGTTCGGAAGTCAGAGCTTTGAGCAGCTCGTTTTCATTGATGGCGACCTCGTTCTGCATCTCTTCCTGCGTCATAGGGGCTTCTTCATAGGTGTCATTGACCTTGCTCATGTTCATACTCCTTTCAAATATATCCGTTACAGCTTGTTACAGGGCACAGGGCGGCTTTTACGCCGCCCTGTGATAGATTGTAGGGGTTGAAACGGAAGGGGCGTAGCGTCCCTTTACTCAGGCGTTCTGAAGATAGGACTGAAGCTCAGGCGGCTGGTTGACGATAAAGCTCCAAGTGCGCTTGTACAGCTCGCCGACCTTCATGTTCTGGATGTCGATGTTGCCATCGGGCACGCAGTCGCGGTAGACGGTCTGCTCTTCGGAACCATCGTAGGGGCTGCGTACCATGCCACGGAAATTCCACACGGGCATCCGGTGCGTCCGCAGACCTTCCATGAGCTGCTTGAAGAACTCCGACGTCTCAACGATGATTTCAGAGAACTGAAGCGTGACCTTGTAGCTGCTCATCGTGCCATGCTCCTGCGCGTCGCCGAGCGGCTGATAGGTCTGGTTGTTCACAGCCACTGAGGACTGAAAGCTCTCAGTGGAAACAAGCAGCGTTCCGTTTTCGTCGTAGAGGCCGCCGTCCTTGCCGGACATGACCTTGCGAACGTCCACAATAGGCGCGTTATTCAGTACAGACATGTTTGTTTACTCCTTTCCATTAGTCTTCGGAGAAGTGGAACTTGTAGGTGATGTAGACTTTCTCGATGCTGTCGAGATCGTACACATCAATGACAAACCACGCGCTGTCGCCCTTAGCGGGGTTGGCGGGATCTTCGTAGACAGCGCCAGCCAGCAGCTTGCCTTCGGCGATCATCGAATTGATGACACCGTTGGCAATCGCGATGAACGTGGCGCGGCCATTGGAATCGTTGTTCACAGAGCCGACGATGCCCTCAGTGCTGGAATTGATGCGGGTAATCAGCTCGTAGCGGGTCTTGGTGCGGCGAATCTTCTTCCAGCCGTCATCCTGATTGGAGGCAAGGACAGTCAGGGTGTTGATGCCCTGCTCAATCCACACAGCGCCAGAAGAGGAAACCGTGAATACCAGAGCGCCGGACTTCAGGCACTCTTCGACCTTGGCATTCGTGAGCGGGCCGATGATCTTGCTGGCATTGGGCACGACCTTGTGGGTCGCGCTGTCGCTCGCGGGCAGGTAGGCCAGCAGACCGGCAATCACGGCGGCAGCCTTCCAGCCTTCCTGAGCCTCGTCGTCGATGTAGAAGCCGTTGAGCACATACACCACGTTCGGGCTGTTGAAGGCGGCGGCATCGGACTTGCGGGTCGCGTATTCGACGCTGGTCGGCTCGCCGACGACCGCAATACCCATCAGGCCGCCATCGGTAGCGCGATTGATGAACGCTTTTACCAGAGCATGGATGGCGGTGGCGTCAGAATCGACACACAGCACATTCCAGACGGAGGCTTCGAGAACGTCGAAAGCCGCGCTGTAATCGGCGTTCGCGATGGTCGGAGACGCGCCCGCAGTAGCGAACGTAGCCTGCGTCGCAGTAGCGAGTACGCCATTACCGGCAGCGAGTTTCGCTGCGGTCACGACACATTCCGTGTTGGCATTGATAGCCGCAACCAGCGCGTCAACTTCGCCAGAATTGCCCTTCGCAAACGTCACCTTGCTCAGTTCCTTCGTGCCGGAGTAGATGATGCACTCGCGCTTCGTAGTATCGGACAGGCTGTCCTTGATGGTGACGGACAGGGCGCGGGTTCCGGCATACTTTGCCGTCAGAGAAACAACCTCGACCGCCATAGACGTGGTAGTGTCCTTCAGCTTGGTCGTGGCCTTCGTGCCGCCGCTGCCTACGCGGACAGCCTTGATCGTGGAAGCGCCGCCAAGGAAAATCTTTTCCAAGATGGAGACGTTGCTGTCTTCTCCGGAATCGTCGCCAAAGTAGCCCGGAATCTCAGCCGGGGATTCGAGCGTGACGACTTCACCAAGCG